AAAAAAACATTTGAAGCAAATAAAAAATTAGATTTTAGTGAATTGGATGTAGACCATTTATTCATTGATGATTATCCAAATGGACGAGATAATGAATCTTTAGCAGAGTTTGTAGTAGCAAATGGATATAATGAAATTATTTTTCATGAAGAAAATCAAGGCATTACAAAAACTTGGCAAGAACTTTTCAATTTGGTTAGACAAAAAGATTATGATTATATCTTTCATCATGAAGATGATGTTGAAGTAATGTGTCCATTAAAGATAATGGATTTGATTGAACTTCTTGAACAAGACAAGACCTTATCTCAAATACAATTGAAAAGAAATAATTGGTATGATTTTGAAAAAGAAGAAATAGGTCCAAAAGATGATGATGTAATTTTTAAACACTATAGATATGAAAAGGCAACTCCATATTTTTGGATGCTGATGTCTTTATATCCTGCTTGGATTGCTAAAGAACCTATCTTTGAAGAGACAGGATTCAATCCATCAGAATCAGTAATTGCAAATTACTTATTGAATAAGTATAATATTGGAGCAGGATTGTTGAAAACTGCTGAAGGTGGTATAATGGTAAATCATATTGGCGAATACTTTCATGGACAAAGAGTTTCTGAAGGAGAACCTGGATGGGATGGGTTTAAATATATTGATCCTAATGTAAAATATTGTTCTAAAACTGGTGTTATTTTGGGATGAATGTAAATCTTATAGTTGCAGATAACTTTTATAACAATCCTGATGATGTAAGAAACTTTGCATTATCACAGGAGTTTGCAGTAAGAGGAAACTATCCAGGATTGAGAACTAAATCATTTCTCAATGAAAGTAATAGAGAAGTCATAGATGCTCTTGTCTCTCATGCCTCTGGAGGTGTGACTGATTGGTTACTTGATGAAAATGGCGATGGATATACAGGAGCATTTCAAATTTGTACATCAATGGATCGTACATGGATTCACTCTGACTATAATAATATGTGGGCAGGAGTATGCTATCTAACGCCAAATGCTCCATTAAGTGCTGGCACTGCATTGTATAGGCACAAAAAAACTGGGGAGAGAGCATCTATAGATAACATTGATCATGGTGAGGATGGACATGATTATACAAAATGGGAAACTGTAGATAGGATAGGAAACATTTACAATAGATTAATTTTATATCCTGGTAAGTTATTTCACGCTTCTATAGATTATTTTGGAAGTAATCTTCAAGATGGTAGATTATTTCAAACATTTTTTTTCAATACAAGGTACTGATAATGTCATTAGCATATGTGATTGGTTCTGGAACTGCTGGTGCTACATCAGCAAGGATACTCAAAGATAATGGATGGGACGTAGAGGTCTTTGAAACCAGAGAATATCTTTCTGGCAATTGTTATGACTATGTTGATGAAAAAACAGGATGTGTAATTCATGCACATGGACCTCATGCTATCCATACAGATAATGATCGTGTTTGGGATTGGTTGAATCAATTTGCAGTTTTCAATAATTTTTCTGTTGAAGTATGGGCAAACACAAGTCTTGGAAAAATTCCTATTCCATATAATGACAACTCAGATAAAATTATTGGCAGAAGATTATCTGACACTGAAATTAAGGAATTAGTATTCAGAGATTATTCTGAAAAAATGTGGGGAGTTAAGTTAGAGGAACTTCCTATGGGCATTTTGAATAGACTTCCTATAAGAAAAAAAGGTTCTAATGGGTCTTTTACTCAACAAAAGTATCAAGGTCTACCTAAGAATGGATTTGTGGACATGTTCAAGAATATCTTTGATGATATTCCAGTTCATTTAAATGTATCAAAAGATGAATGGCGAACACTCAAAGACAAATGTGACTTGTTAGTTTTTACTGGAAAGGTTGATAATTATTTTGATTATCAGTATGGAAAGTTATCTTATAGGTCATTGAACTTTGAACATGTCTATTGTCCTAAGACAGTGTATATCCAACTTAATGAATGCAACAGAAATAATGAATGGAATCGTGCTATTGACCACTCTTATTGGTATAAACAAGATGTTGAAACTACAGTAGTTACAAGAGAATATCCAGTAGAACATATTGAAGGATTGAATAATCCATATTATCCTATGATTTTTGGAAAGTATCTGGAACAATTTGAACAATATAAACCATTAATGCAAGCAGAAAAAAATACAATTTTTGTTGGAAGAACTGCTACTTACAAATACTTGACTATAGACCAGACTATAGCAAGAACAGCAAACAAACTCAAAAGAATGGGATTTGTTGATAGAATACTTACACCTGAATTATGATGAAAAATACGAAAATTTGTTTGAATATGATGGTTGGTAATGAATCTCATATCATTACTAGAGTTCTTGAGTCTTGCTATAATCACATTGACTATTGGGTTATCCAATGTAATGGTACTGATAATACGCAACAAATTATAGAAAAGTTTTTTGAAGAAAAAAATATTCCAGGATATTGTTATAATGTTGAGTGGCAATATCCTGGTTGGAATAGTGATCATTTAATTCAAGAATGTTATGATGCAAATCACCAGTGTGATTGGTTGTTTAGAATTGATGCAGATGAAGAACTTTTAGTAGATGATGATTTTGATTGGAGTGTATTTGAAGATACCTCAATTCAATCTTGGGATGTTGTTGCTACCACTGGAGATTCATCCTGGTTAAGAAATAGAGTTTGGAATGCTAATTTTTCTTGGAGATTTAAGCACGATAAAAGACATGAGTGTATCATTCTTCCTGGATGTGGTCCAACAGGAGAAGAATTTCAAAGAGTTCTTTTGGACAAAGGGTTTAGGCATTTTATCAGAAGTGAAGGAGATACTTATACAAGTCCAACAAAATTTGTAGTAGATGCATTAGAACTTGAACAACAGCATGTATCTAAAGGTTCTTTATTGTCAGACCCTTATCATTTCTTTTATATTGGAAAAAGTTATAGCGATTGTTATGGTGTAGATGGTCTTCCTTTGGGATATGAACATCAAAAAGAATATGCAAGAAGATGTATTTTTTACTTTACTGAGTATATAAAAAACTTTTATAATGGTAATGAAAATGAAATGATATACTATTCTCAATATCTTATAGGTAGTGCTTATAGATTTTGTGGAGAGCATGATATAGCAATTGAAGAGTATATGAAATGCACCCCACTTTGTTTAAGTAGAAATGAACACTTTTGTGGCCTAATTGAATTGTATTTACATAAAGGTGAGTATGAAAATGCTTATGTCTATGCTTCTATGTTAATGCAAGAAGACAGAAAAAATCCTTTTCCAAGAATTGGATTTTTGATTCACAATCAATGTTATTATGATACTGGAACATATGTAAAAGTATTGTTTGATCAAGCAAAAGAAAAGTTAGAATCTATTAGTTGACATTTTATTATGTGTGATGTATAGTATAAGTTAAAAGCTCCAATGAAGTTTATCACAGTAAGTAATTTAAATCCTAACCCAGACAAAAGAATTTTTGTAGTAGATAATTTTTATTCTGACCCTTATGAGGTAAGAAATTATGCACTACAACAAGAATTTATAGAGGATTTGAGATATTATAAAGGTAAGAGAACAGAGGAAAAATTTTTTGTTCCAGGAACAAAAAAAGCATTTGAAGAAATCATAGGTCAAAAAATAAATGTTTGGGATGAATATGGAATGAATGGGGTTTTTCAAACTTGTAATCCACAAGACCCATTAGTATATCATACAGATCATCAACAATGGGCTGGTATGATATACTTAACTCCAAATGCACCATTTCAAGCAGGAACATCTATGTATGCTCACAAAGAAACAAAAGCACGACATGTTTCTGACCCTGAAATTGAATCTGCTTTTGATGGTGGATTTTATGATGGAACAAAGTTTGAACTTGTTGATTCTATTGGCAATGTTTTCAATAGGTTAGTTATTTTTAATGGCAAATGTATTCATTCTGCTTCACAATATTTTGGACAAACATTAGAAGATTCAAGATTATTTCACATGTTCTTTTTTGATTGATATGAATTACAAGTTTAGTATTATTACACCAGAGCACAGAAAAGAAAACATTCCTTTTTTGATGGAACTTTATGAAACCATCAAACAACAAACATATACAAATTGGGAATGGATTATATACTTGAATGGTAATTGTAAAGCATCTCATCTTCCTCAAGAATTGAAAGATGACCAAAGGATTAAAGTTCGTAATGGAATCACACATCCTAATGTTGGGTTTGTGAAAAACAGGGCATTTAGTTTGGGGTCAGGTGATATTCTTGTTGAGGTAGACCATGATGATTTACTTTCTGAGGATTGTTTAGAAGAACTTAATAACGCATTTCAAGACCAAGAAGTTGGATTTGTTTATAGCGAAGATCTTCTTTATGATATGAGAGGTGATGAATATAAGATTCCTTGGAATCCTGAAAATGGATGGACTTATAAATGGATGAACTTCAGAGGGGAAGATTTTATTAAAATTGATATGTTTCCTGCAACAAGTCACAGCATTGGTATTATTTGGTATGCTCCTGACCATGTTCGTGCTTGGAGGAAAAAAGTATATGACCAAGTTGGAGGACACAATCCAGACTTGAATATTTGTGATGACCATGATTTAGTCATCAGAACATACTTACAAACTAAGTTCTGTTTTATTCCAAAAGTTCTTTATTATTATAGATGGTTGCCTGGAGGAGACAATACTCAACTTCAACGAAATCAAGATATTCAAATTAAAACTTTTGAATTGTTTCATCAATATGGACAACAACTTGCAGAAAGAGATGCTGAACTAAATGGGTTGATGAAGGTTGATATTGGTGGAGGATTATTCCCAAGACCAGGATATACTACAATTGATCAGGAAGGTGCAGACATCACATGCGATTTGAATGATGGTATACCATTGCCAGATAATAGTGTTGGTGTTATCAATGCAAGTCATGTCATTGAGCATTTAAAAGACCCAATCAAAACTATGTCTGAAATTCATAGAGTTTTATGTGATGGAGGTTGGGCATTTATTGAAGTTCCTTCTACTGATGGTAGAGGAGCATGGCAAGACCCAACACATGTAAGCTATTGGAATGAAAATAGTTTTTGGTATTACACAAGAGCAGATAAAGCACAATATATAAGAAACACCACAATTAGATTTCAAGAATTTAGACTTGAAACTACTTGGTGGGAAAACAATGTTGCAGTAACTACAGCATGGTTATGTGCCATAAAATCAGATAAAAAACGTCCACATCCAGTAAGAATCTAAGGTTATGAATTTTACAGTTTACAGCAAACATGGTTGCCCATATTGTACTAAAGTTATTCAAGTTTTGAATACTCTTAGTGTATCAAAGGGGTATTCAATAAGAGAGTATGTTCTTGGAACAAACTTTACAAAAGAAGAATTTTATAAAGAATTTGGAGAAGGTTCAACATTCCCTCAAGTTATTTTTAATGATAAACATCTTGGGGGTTGTTCAGATACAGTCAAATACCTTAAAGAGAATAATTTGATTTGATGGACTCTATAAATAATGACAGTACTCTTCCTGTTAACAGGGGTATAGAGCTAGTCTTAAAAAGGAGGACTCCAAACAAAAAAACATTCTCAATATGTTTTGAAAGAGTGGTTATTTTTTTCAAACGAAAGATAACCATTTACTTTAATTTTTCCTTGAATGTAGGAAAACCAAAGTAATTTAGGAGAAACACTATGTTAGCAATAACCCTTGTCTTTACTGTATTATTTGTAATAATGGCAATTGTTTTAGGTGGTTTAGTTGGTTGGACATTAAATCAATATGTCTCACAAAAACAACCATATACTTATCATCCAGAAATGTTTGATGAAAATGGTGATGTATTAGCAGACGACCTTATAGCATTTAGATTTGAAGGTACAGAAAATATGGAAGAGGAAGAAGAAACAGAAGATTAATTAATGGAGTTGAAAATGAAGTTGCCACCAGACCAGTTGTTATCTGAGATTATTCAAAAGGTATCAAATTGTAAAACAAGAGACGAGAAAATAGAAATTCTTCGTCATTATGATTCCCCTGCTTTGAGAGCTATTTTAATTTGGAACTTTGACCAAAGAGTTCAATCTGCTCTCCCAGAAGGTGAAGTCCCATACACCCCAAATGATGCTCCAATTGGAACAGAGCATACAAGACTTGTTCAGGAATGGAGAAAGTTTAACTATTTTGTAAAAGGAGTAACTAATACTCCTCAAGCAAAAAGAGAAACTATGTTTATTCAAATGTTAGAATCTCTTCAAGAAGTTGAGGCAGAATTAATATGTCTTGTAAAAGATAAGCAATTGCATAAAAGGTATAAGGTTACTAAAGTAGTAGTTCAAGAAGCATTTCCTGATATTGTTTGGGGATAAAGTGAAAAGTAAAATTAGAGTTATAAAAGAAAATTGTGATTTATCTGCAGCAAAAGATAAATCACTTCCTTTAGATTCTTACATTGTTGAATATGACAATGGTGATGGAGTTTGTATTGATATATCACAAGGATTGCGAGTAGATATTTTTGACCATTATTATGATAGATATGGAAATGTTATTTCTATGAAATGGACTGATGGAAGGGTAAATCCAAAACTTTATAGCGAGCAACAAAAGAAAAAGAAAAAATAAATGGGAAAACATTATCTACTAAATCTGTATGGTTGTTCGTTTGTCCTTCTGGATGATGAGCGCTGTCTTATAGACCTATTGGAAAATGCAGCAGCAGCAAGTGGAGCAACAGTGGTTCAGACTGTATCTAAAAAGTTTGAACCACAAGGAGTAACTGTACTCTGTTTGTTGTCTGAAAGTCACATCAGCATTCATACTTGGCCTGAAGAAGGAAAGGCTGCAGTAGATGTGTATACTTGTGGGGATTGTAATCCTAAGATTGGATGTGATATTATTATACAGCAGCTCTATGCACAAACCCACACTCTTAGTTACATTGAAAGGTAAATGCTAAATAACCCTATATGGAGACTACATATGCTCTCTACCCAGTATAGACTACGCTTAGAGGCAATTTGTGCAAAGATTGTACAACATGAAGAAGTAAGTCTAGAAGATATGATCTGGGCAGAAAAACTTTCAAGAGTTAATAGAACTGCAACAACAATGTTGAGGCAAGCAAGAAGGAAAGCATAGAATCCTGATATGCAGGAGGGTGATTTGGACGACTTCCTCAATCAATTAGATATTGGTGGATTAGGTAACGAAAGATTTGGTGTCAATAGATTTAATAATGTAGATGATATTGTAGATTTCTTCAAAGAAGATAAACCAGAAGATTGGAGACAAAGAGACTAAACTGTATAAGTAAGTAGGCATAAATTTTTGTTAAGGAATCCTGACAAATACCATACATAATGTTAGAATTATGAGGTCATACAAATGAAAGAAATTCTTTGTGATGATATTCTTTGTGCGTGGAGGTCATTATGCACAATCTTATTTCTTACAATCAACTTGCATCTTGGAATCATTTAGAAAATACAATTAGTAAATTTACTGAGGAAAACGAATTGATGAATGATTACTTTAATTGTTTAATTGAGTGTGATAATAATCAACAACAATGTAAAAAAATCTGTAGAGAGATATTAAAACAATTGTAATGATGGTTGGGGGAGTTGCTCTCCCCCTTTTTTTGTGTTAGAATACCTGAAAAGAATTAACTTATGAACAAAGAAAGAGTAAAATTAATAGTCAAAAATATGGAACTATTAATTGATTCACTTAAAAAAGAATTAAATGAAACTGAAACTGAAGATGTAGGAGAACAAATCATAACTACAATTCCTTATGTAGAAGATTATGATGAGGTATTTTCTGGATGAGACTTAAAAAAATGTTAAAGTTGCTCAAAGAAGCAACAAAAAATAATGGGTCAATCTATACTCAAGCAGAATTAGATTATATGAATAATCAACTTGAAGTGATTGAAAGCGAATTAAAAAAATTAGAACATAGAGACTATAAAGGATTTGGAAAAAAGTATGAAACCAATAGTTAAATTTGTTAGTGTAACTCCAGATGCAGAAAAGGCTATGGCATATATTGCCAGAGTTTCTAATCCATCAAATCAGGATAATGACAATTATGCAGGTCTTCTGAAGTATTGTATTAAGCACCAACACTGGTCTGTGTTTGAGCAGTCACACATGTCCCTTGAGATTGAAACTACAAGGGGAATTGCTGCACAGATTTTGAGGCATAGGAGTTTTACATTCCAAGAGTTTTCTCAAAGGTATGCTGATACAAATCTTCTTTCTGAACATATTCCTATCCCAGATTTGCGTAGGCAAGACACAAAGAATCGTCAAAACTCAATTGATGACATCTCTGAGTATGTAAAATTAAAACTTCAAGGAGAAATTTCAGGGCATTTTATTGCATCTAAAAATCTTTATAATCGTCTTTTGGAAGCAGGAGTTGCTAAAGAATGTGCAAGGTTTGTTCTACCTCTTGCAACACCAACAAGAATTTACATGACTGGTTCTTGTAGGAGTTGGGTACATTACATTCAACTTAGAGAAAAGAATGGGACTCAAAAAGAACATATGGATATTGCTCTTGAGTGTAAGAAAATATTCATTGAACAATTCCCATCAGTATCAGAAGCTCTTGAATGGGTCTAAATAAATTATCTTGAATTTGTAACTTATGGCATTATATCCCATTATCCATGTAGAAACTGGTGAAAAAAAAGTAGTTGAAATGAGTGTTCATGACATTATGGAATGGTATAAAGACAATCCTGAATGGAAAAGGGATTGGTCTGAAGGATGTGCAACTCCAGGAGAGGTTGGTGATTGGCGTAACAAGTTAATCAGCAAGAGACCTGGATGGAATGACGTTCTAGAAAAGGCATCAAAAGCACCTGGATCACGAGTAAAAAAAATCTAATGGCAAGAAACAGAAGAAGAAACACAGGAGATTCTCCTATTGGTATTGGCACTACAGCAAGAAACAGGAAAAAGAAAAAACCAATTAGTGCAGAAAGTTTAGTTGATATTCAACCATTAACTGCAAATCAAAAGATACTTTTTGAGTCTTACAAACAAGATAAACACTTGTTTGTTTATGGTTGTGCTGGAACTGGTAAAACATTTTGTGCATTATATTTGGCACTCAAGGATGTTCTTGATGAATTAACACCATATGATAAAATTGTTATTGTAAGGTCACTTGTGTCTACAAGGGAAATTGGGTTTCTTCCTGGAGACCATGAAGACAAGTCAAGTCTTTATCAGATTCCATACAAGAATATGGTAAAGTATATGTTTGAACTCTCAAGTGATTCTGAGTTTGAAATGCTTTATGGCAATCTTAAGTCTCAAGAAACAGTTACTTTTTGGAGCACATCATTCATTAGAGGAACTACTTTAGACAACTCTATTATCATTGTAGATGAAAGTCAGAACCTTAATTTCCACGAGCTTGATTCTATTATCACTCGTGTTGGTGATAACTCAAGGATTGTATTTTGTGGTGATGCTACACAGTCTGATTTAACTAGAAATAACGAAAAGGATGGTATCCTAAACTTTATGAAAATTATTCAAAGAATGCCTGAGTTTGAATCAATTGAGTTTGGTGTAGAAGATATTGTCAGGTCTGGATTAGTCAAGTCTTACATTGTGAATAAAATGGCAGCTGGATTTTAATGTTTAGACATATTGATATGAATCTTCCCAAGTTAGAAAGGGAAGAAATTGATGGGGTAAGATATTATAAACTACCTGGAGAGGATAAACTTTCCAGGTTAGTTTCTATTACATCAGTTACAAGTTTTCATAATAGACATATTTTTGAAAACTGGCGAAAGAAAGTTGGAGAAGAAGAAGCAAACAGAATTAATAAGAAAGCAACAAGTCGTGGTACTGATTTGCACTCTTTAGTAGAAAATTATCTTCTTAATGAACATCTTCCAGAAGTTCAACCAATTTCAAATTTTCTATTCAAAATTGCTAAGGAAAAACTTGGCAACATAAATAACATTCATGCTCTTGAAAGTTCTCTTTATAGCAAACAGTTAGGCATTGCAGGAACTGTAGATTGTATTGCTGAATATAATGGTGAACTGGCAGTCATAGATTTCAAGACATCTAAAAAACCAAAACCAAAAAATTGGGTTGAACATTATTTTGTTCAGTGTGCTGCATATGCTTGTATGTTTTATGAAATTACAGGCATCCCAGTTAAGAAACTGGTCATCTTAATGGCATGTGAAGATGGGGATTGCGTTGTCTATGAAGAGTATGATAAAATGAAGTATATTAGGTTACTAAATGATTACATTAGAGAATTTGTTCAATCTAAACTACAAGAATATGGAAGATAAATTAAAAGACGCATTAGAACTAAAGTTCCTATGTCCAGCAAAGTTTTCTCAAATCATAGAAGAACTTGTGAAGACAAACGAAGAAATGAATTACATAGATGCTATAGTTCATTACTGCGAAGAGAATGGATTGGAAGTAGATTCTGTATCTAAACTTATTAGCAAACCACTAAAAGAAAAAATTAAGTGTGATGCTATCAACTTAAACTTTTTGAAAAGAACATCCAGAGCTAAACTTTTGATATGACCTCCTTTGATGCTTATAAAACTTACCTTGCACTGAAGAACCACTTTAGTAAACCAAAGTATGACTACTTCAAATATGCAGGTAAGTCCAGAGCATCAGTAGAAACATTTAACAAACGTAAAGATAAGTATTGGTTTGAGAGAATTAGTAGACAAAAGAATGACCAGGAAATAAAAGATTTCTTTGTTGCTAATTTTGTGAAAAGTGATAATCCACAGTCAATGTGGATTGGGCAATTGATGCGTGAAGGTGAGGACTGTTATAAGGAATGGTCTAAAAGACAACAAAGTTTGTCTTACATTTTTAAACAAGAGTCAGAAGATTTGTTGTCATCAGGAACCATAGATGAGATTCTTGATGCCTCAAGGCAACATCCAATCATTCTTAAAATGTTCCTGAGCGGGAAAATTAGTATAGAAACACTAGTGGTTTGGGATAAAATTTTCCTGTTCAGGAACAATTTTGATAAGCAACTTTTGGACCCTGTGTGGGAGATAGTGTCTTTAAAGATACAGAAGTATTCTTTGTTTCTAAATATCAGTATACAGGATTACAAAAAAATGTTGAGAAACATTGTAGAGGGGTAATATGGCCTTCTTTGATTCAGAAATAGTTCAGAACGAATTAAAAACTATAGAAAATCTTCAAAGGCATTTGACCAGAGGAGTTTTGAGACTACCAATAATGTCAAAGGCAGAAAAGCTTGAGCATGTAAATTTGTTATCTGAACTATTAGAGAAACAAAAAATCCTGTATACCAGATTGTCATTGTCAGATGACCCTCAAGCCATAGAAAAAAAGAATGAAATTATTGAATCATCTAAACTTTTAGGTTATGGCAACCCTTCAAATATGAATCTGGTTTTTGAAAATATGCAAAAGGTTATTGCCAGACTCAAGAAAGAAGCAGAGGTTGACAAGTAACCTTTGTTTTGTTATGATGTCTGTGGATAACTAATCCAATCAATCCAACTAATCCGAGGTAATCTAATGTCTTTTTCGGACCTTAAGAAAAAATCAAGTCTTGGTTCACTCACTTCTAAACTGGTTCAAGAAGTTGAGAAAATGAATTCAAGCAGTGGTTCTACAGATGAACGTCTGTGGCGACCTGAAGTGGATAAAGCAGGCAATGGGTTTGCTGTTATTCGTTTTCTTCCTGCACCATTGGGTGAGGAACTTCCTTGGGCAAAGGTTTATACCCATGCCTTTCAAGGTTCTGGTGGATGGTTTATTGACAACTGTCTGACCACACTGAATCAAAACTGTCCTGTATGTGAGGCAAACAGGGAACTGTGGAACACAGGAAGTAAAGCAAATCAAGATATTGTTCGTGATCGTAAGCGCAAACTGTCTTACTATTCCAACATCTATGTTGTTCAGGACAAAACACATCCTGAAAATGAAGGAAAGGTATTCCTTTATAAGTTTGGCAAAAAAATCTTTGATAAGATTACTGCAGCAATGCAACCAGAGTTTGATGATGAAACTCCCATTGACCCATTTGATTTTTGGAAAGGTGCTAATTTCAAACTGAAAATCACCAAGAAAGATGGGTATTGGAACTATGACAAGTCAGAGTTTGGTAGTTCAGAACCACTCTTTGATGATGATGATGTTATGGAAGCAGTCTGGAAAAAGACTTATTCTCTTTCTGAATTTACTGATGCAGAGAAGATGAAGACCTATGAACAGTTGAACACTCGTCTGAAATCTGTTCTTGGCAAGAAACCAGTTCAACAAGATGAATCATTTGATGATGAAGATGATGAACGTGGTCCTGTTCCTACTAATGAAGAACTACTGCAGGGAAAATCTGGTGGAACTCGCTCACAAAAGAGTTCTGTATCTTCTAATGAAGATGATGATGACACCCTTGCATACTTTGCCAGGTTGGCTGAAGAGTGATTATCTTGGGGAGAGGACTCTTAAGTTCTCTCCCTTTTTAGTGTTGTCATTAATATATTGAGAAGAGAATCCATAAGACATAATAGTTCTTAAATCATCAAGAGCAGCTTGTAAGAATCTTGGTCTTAAAAGATAAATGTTTCTCTTCTTATCATTCTGTGCAATCTCATACTCATAGATACTGACAAGTTTAACTGGAGTTTCTGTAATGGTTAAGTTTGTTCTTTCATCATAGTAAGTTACAGAAAAATTAGAATCCACAATTTTGCCTGCAGGAACAATCAGTCTTCCTCTTGAATCAGACAAAGGAGTTGTTTCATAATGATGTGGTGATGCTAACTCTGCTTCTGTATATTTTCTTTCTAAGTAATCAGTAAACTCTGAATCAGACAGTGGCCATTCAGTTCTTACATTTAGGATATTGTTGGAGATTAAAACTAACCAATCATAGGTAGGACTTCCATAAGTTTTTTCTGCTACTTGTTCTGGACGTTCCTCACCAATAATTTTATACTTGGTGAACACAGTTGCAGACTGGAAAAAGTCATCACGAATCTTTGCTCTACGAAAAAGATTTTTGACTCTTGCATAATCATATGAAGAGTTTCTGTTTGGATTTTGTGACTGATAAAGTAAGTCCGATACTTCTCTGAAATATGTCATTCTTTAACCTCCTGTACGTAAAGGACCTGCAGCATCTATGAGTATTTGTTCAATTTGTTGTTGTTCCTGAAGTGTTCTTCCACTAGGAGTTGGTCCTTGTGGTGCACCTTGAGTGTAATTAGATGTTGGAGTTTTAGTGGTTGCATTTTTTTCTTCAGGTG